AAGTTGAATATCACGATATTCACGACGATTTTACAAATGCTATTTTAGTAGATGAAAGCCCTCTTGTGAGCGTACAATCAGTACAAGAAAGAGAATCACAAGCAAGTGCTTATAAAACATTAATTACAGCTAACTCAGACTCTAGTGGTAAATACGAATACTACATAGACTTCGAGAGAGATACTATATTTAGAACAACAAGCACAGGAGATTACAGATTTCCTAAAGGAAGAGCAGCAATAAAAGTAACTTATAAATCAGGTTACGCTTCTATTCCTGAAGATTTGAAACTAGCTTGCTTTGATCTAGTAAAATATTATTTGAAAGACGAAAGAAAAGACAGAATGTCAATAGCTGGAGCCTCCGTACAAAACGCAGTCTCTACTAGCTTAAAAGAAAATATAGGATTTCCAGACCATATAAAGAGAATACTAGATTTTTATAAAGTACATAAATAATGGCAATAGCAAATCTCCAAAGAGAGATAGACCTACTTGTTAAACAGTTGGAAAATCCGACAGGAGATGGAGCGAATAATCCTTTAAGAAAGTATATGAACTCCATGTTTGGAAGTTATACTTTTTCAGAAGAAGCTGTACTAAAGCAGTTAAAAGCAATAACAAGAAAGATAAAAGACTCTAATGAAAAAGATGGCTTTAAAAGACAAAAGAACGACAGCGGAGAATACAAAAATGTTAGAACAGGAGCATTCGGCGCAAGTGATGAAGCAAATCTCAAAAAGTTTGCCAAAAAATGGGTATCACTAGCAAGGGCAGAAGCAAAGAAAAAGGCATCTAGTGTAGAAACTGTAGTAACAGAAAAAAACGGAGTAGTCAAAATAGACGCTCAGTTTTTTGATGGCAAAGCTACTGATCAAGGAATTTTTAGACACTTTCAGAAAATGCAAACTAATATACTAAAAGCTTTAAGAGCCGAAGGGGATGAAGTTGTAGAGAACATATTAAATACAACGAGATCGTCCAGATTTGAAAATGGGAAAAAAGGTCCAGAAGCTTTATTTGATGTAGGGCATATACAATCAGTTGCAGAAAATAAACTGAGTGTACTTACTAAAGGAATTTCAGAGTTAGAAGGTGTATCAGATGTTTTTGGAGACGATACAAAAGGAAAAGAACTTATATTTGATGCGTCACAGAAATCTGTTGACACCCTAGGGTTTAAGATTAAACTAAACGATAATATTGAAATAGGCATCGGAGATACAGGTTTTACGGGAACTACATCAGTATCGTATGAACCTGAAGCATGGTCAGTTAATCAGATTGACAAAAATGCAAGAGACTCCTCTATTGGTAAACTGATAAAACGATCAGAAACAGGAATTTTAGCGTATATAGACAAACTTTTAGCTAAACAACTTGAAGGACTAACAGTAGGATCAAAAGCATACGAAGATAGAAAAGGTTCAGATAGTTTGAATGATATGGTAATTGCTAAGATTATAAATAGTCCTCAAATGCGCAAAATGTTTGGCAAGGGAGTAGCAAAAAATCTAACTAAACATAAGAAAATACCTAAAGGCAGAAATAATACTGTAGATGGTACTGCAAAAATAAAAATGCCAAAACGCAGAAGAATAATGGGCGGAGGCGTAGCAAAACTACCAAAAGGAACAAGAAAAACAAAAAGTGTAGAAAGCGGAGCAGGAAATAATTTAATGCAAAAAGCTTTTGAAACAAGAGCTTTTGTAAATAGTAGATTAAGTAAAACCGTAAAAGGTAATATGGGAAGACCTTCCTTAATTAATCGAACTGGACGATTTGCTGATTCTGCCCAAATAACAAATGCAATGGCAGTAGGTGGGCAAATACATTTAGACTATAGTTATGATAATGCATATAGAGTTTTTGAAAGTAGTAAAGACTATCCAGCAGGGTTCGACCCAAGACCCCTTATAGAGAGGAGCATAAGACAGTTAGCTGCAGCAAATCTCGAAACAAAATTTACACTTAGGAGAGTATAATGGTAAGCAGAACAAAACGAAAAAAAGTTGTAGATGCTCTTGTAAATAAGATTAAACTGATTAATGGGCAACATCCTTATTTTTCAAATGTATCCGAGAATGTAGACGGGCGTTTAAAATTTTTAGATGAAATAGAACAATATCCAAAAGTGTGTGTGATAGCCGGAGACGAATTCCGTGAATATCAACCAAATGCATTCAAATGGAGATTGTTAGATATAACAATACGAGTATATATTCATGATAACAATGATACTCAAGAAACATTAGCGTTATTATTAGAAGATCTTGAAAGAGTCATCGATGATAATGATAATTTAGTGTATGACGACACAGTCGACCCCAGTCAGAGTACTACCTCTTTAACAATAGGAAGTATTAGCACTGACGAAGGAGTTATCGCTCCTTTAGGAATTGGGGAAATGACAGTCCGAGTACGATATTAGGAAACAGGTTAGGCACATAATAATGTAGCCGCACCCTTTCCATTAAAAAAACGGAGAAAGCAAAATGGCTTTAAATTTATCGAGAAATACGAAAGTATTTGTCAGCTCTGTAAATGGAGTACACGTAAGTGGTGGGTCAGTTAAGACTATTGATGTAATCGGTGGAACTAACGCAAGTCACGCTGTAGGCGACATTGTAACTTTTAATAAAGGTTTCAAAGCAATCGTAGCCGCGGTCACTAGTGGCAGAGCTACTAGTCTTTACTTACCAAATAACTTCCGAGGTACTGGAATTGCGGACAATGAAACATTGACCTCATCAGCTACCAGTGGAAGTGGTACAAATGGTTTAACACTAAAAGTTAACGGTATTACAGGAACGACAACAGCTGACGGAACAAGAGTTGCAACAGGACTATTCAAGGGTAACGGTACTCATGGTGGAAATGCAAATGCTAAGAAAATAAATACTTTCAGAGTAGGTGTTTTGGATGGATATAGTTTTTCACAAGGAAGTGAAGCAACAGACGTTACAATTAACGAAGCTGGTGCAACACCAAATCGTGGATCAAAACGATTCAATGATTCATTACCACCTGCAGAATGGAGTTTCAGTACTTATGTACGACCATTCAAACATGGAACAAACAGTTGGAGAGAAGCAGGCGATCATGACATGGTTGAAAACATTCTATGGGCCTCTATCGCAGGTAAAGATATTACAGATGGTGCCTTAACAGGAACATCTGCACCAGCAGTAACAGTAGATGGTACTGATGCTGATGTATCTTTTGTACGATCAGAGCATCATGAATTATTAAAACTTAATATATTCTTTGCTCTTGAAAACACAACTTACAGACTAAATGATGCACAGGTTAACCAGTGCGAAATTGACTTTTCTATTGATGGAATTGCTCAACTATCATGGTCTGGAAACGCAACCACTATTGACCAAGTAACAGAAGTTATAGAAGATCCTTCAAAAGCTCTTGCTATAAGTGTTGGAAACACAGTTTCCAGTGCAAGTGGTAACTCCACAGTAGTAGACGGAACAGACGGAGAGACGAAAGTAGCTACGTTTGCAGAAGGTTATAACTATGCTGATAGTACTGGTCCAGATGATGCTGATTACTTAAGAAATAAATTGTCAACATTAACTTTACAAGCAGCTGTACAAGGCGGCGGTAAAGCTTCTGGTGGTTTAGATGCGAGAACATATGACATTAACATAACTGGTGGTAGTATTACTATTGCTAATAATGTTACATATGTAACTCCTGAAACACTAGGTGTTATTGACAAATCAATTGGTTCCTTTACTGGAGCAAGAACTATTACAGGTAATTTAACCTGCTACTTAGACACTAAATCAAACGGATCAAACCAATTGCTTAGTGACATGGCTGCAGCTACTGACCTTGTAAGTAACGTATTTAATATGAGTCTATTTATGGGTGGAGCATCAAGTGCTACTCCTGTAGTGGAATTTGATATTCCAAGGGCACATATGCAAGTACCAACATTAGAAACTGGTGATATTATTTCTACTTCTGTAGAATTCTCAGCTCATGGAACCACCCTCTTAGACGGTGACGAAATGACTGTCAAGTATAAAGGCTTAACAGCTCATACAGATAGCCAGTACACAACAGACCACGCTGTATAACAATGGCAAAGTACAACTTTCTTAAAGAAAGTAAAGTACACCTCGTACATGGAGGGAACCGTTACTTATTGGTAACGGCTCCCAACGTGTCGTTCTCACAGACCTTTGCGGAAGATGCTTATGAAGTTAAGACTTTACACGATCAGACAAAAATGTTTCAGGGAACAAGTATTACAAAAGCAAATCCAGCAGATTTTAGCTTTACAGTTTATCTAACTACGGAGAAAGATGAAACTATTGTAAAAAGTCTTTTGACAGACTACGATTCAACAGAAGGACAAACAAGAATTAATACGTTTGACCTCTATATCGTGTCTAGTGAGAGTACTTTTAAATTAAATGAGTGCGTTTTATTAAACGGCGACTTTAATTTAAGTAAAGGATCAGCTACAACTTTGAACCTTGCCGGGCAAGCGCAAAAGTTGGAAAGAGTAGGAAATGCTTCTTATTCACTACCAGGTTCTCTGGTTAGTGCTAGTTCGACAAGAACTCCCACCTTATCAATTATTGATGTAGAAGTTGGAGAAACAGATGTTGCAAATATAATATCTGCTACTCTAAGTGTTCAGAATGAAATAGAATGGACACCTTACGAAACATTACATAATAGTCTTTCAGTTACAAGTGCTTCAAACGCAATGTACCCTTCAGGTTTTACACTAGGAAGGAGAGTTGTATCTGGCAACATAGTTCAATATGTTACAGACAGTACTTCAAGCGCTGGACAAAGTTTTAATGAAGAGACTTCAGTTAGTATTAAAACTATAGTCAATGGCAGTACTTTTTTACATGCAAACTTAACAGATTGTATGTTTACTAAAAGAGTAAATGTCGGAGACGTATTCACGCAGACTTTTGACTACCGTTTGGTAGGCAATCCTGCAAACTTATCAACCGTTATAACATATTAGGAGATATAACACCATGGATTTAAAATCATTACTAGTAGATAGTAAAACTACTTGGGTAGAATTCCCAGGATTAATGGGATTTGAAGTAGAACTTGCAAATCTCTCAAGAAAAGAATTAACAAATCTTCGTAAGAAGTGTACAATTAATAAATTTAATCGTAAGACTCGTCAATTTGAAGACGAATTGAATGACGAAAAATTTATTGTTGAATTTACAAGATCAACAGTTAAAAACTGGAAAGGACTACAATTAGGCTTTTTACAAGATTTACTACTTGTTGACTTAAAAGGACAAGACGAGAAAGCCGAAATGGAATTTTCAGAAGAAAACGCACAATCGCTAGTTGAAAACTCAAGCGAATTTGACAACTGGCTCAATGAGGTAGTCTTTGACCTAGAAAATTTTCGTAATAAGGAACAAGGAAAAACTACAGAGAAGACTAAAGATATTTCTTGATAATCAAGAAGTAGGAATGACCAAGGACCAATACTTGGAAATGATGGAGCAAATGGGTGAAGAACCCGACTGGGAAAAGTGTCCTAATGATTGGGAAGACTTTCCAGAATTAATAGTAAATACTGTTAATATATTTCATTCTATGGGAGACAGAGTTTTCCCTGATATTGGGTATGTAGGAAAAGATTATATAATGCTTCCATATATGTTAGAAAGATATGGAATAGAAGAACATATGAAAGATTATGTTTTTGACACCTTACTGTGGTTAGACAGTAGAGCTATCGAAAAGTCTCAGCAACGAATTAAAGCTGAACGAGATAAGATGAATAGAAAACATTAATGGCAAAAAACAAAGTAGCATTTGAAGTAATAGTAACTTCCAAAGGATTTAAGGTAGTAGAATCACAGCAAAAAAAGCTTGGTCAAAATATCGATAATACCGAGAAGAAAACTAAAAACCTTGACAAGACTCAACAGAAGAACTACGGTCGACAAAAGCAAGGTATTATACAAACTGCTAACCAAACTAAGAATTTTTCTAAATTATCACAAACTATTGGCGGAAGTGGAGGTACATCTCTTGTAGGTGCTTATGCTACACTAGCCGCCAACGTCTTTGCCGCAACGGCAATGTTCAATGCTCTATCCAGAGCCGCAGATTTCCAAAAACTAAGAGAAGGACTAGAGATTATAGGAAATCAGTCTGGTCGAAGTTTAGGTATTCTTGCAGAAAATTTAAGAGAAGCCACAGGCATGGCACTAACGTTAGAAGAAGCCTCAAGTGCAGCTGCACTTGGTATATCAGGTGGTTTCGGTGGCGCAGAACTAGAAGGACTAGCTAAAGTTGCAAAAGGAGCTGCACTCACATTAGGAAGAAGTCTACCAGATGCTTTTGACAGGCTAACACGAGGTGCTATTAAGTTAGAACCTGAAATTTTGGATGAATTGGGTATTATGGTTCGTCTTGACGACGCCGTAGAAAAATACGCAGCACAACTAGGAAAGGGAGTTAATTCTCTTACTCAAATGGAAAGACGTCAAGCCTTCATGAATGAAATTCTAGAACAGGGCGCAGCAAAGTTTGGAGACATTGCAGATGCAACAGACTCAACAGCCTACGCTAAACTAGGAGCTACCTTTGGTGACTTAACAACAGATATTTTTACTTTCTTAAATGAAAGCACAAAACTCAACTTCGTAGTAAATTTACTAGCAGGAAGCACAACAGCCTTATTAGGTACAATGCTTATATTTGGTAGTACAATTGCTACTCAAATAGTTCCCGCACTAGGACAGATGGCAGAAAAAGCTTCTGGAAGAGCAGCCCAACTTGCCGGAGAAGCTAAAGCTCTACAAAGTAGTGCTAAGCTAGAAATGAAAATTTTAACAAAGAAAACAAAAGGGTTTAAAATGGGAGCTGCTTCTTACACTAATGCTAAGAAGATGGAGGGTACAGCAACTCAAAAGCTAGAAGCAAGAATAAAATCCTTAACAAAATCACAGAAATTAAGGCAGGCAAATATAACTAAAGGATTTAAAGGAGATAAGCTAAAATTAGAATTAAAAAAACAAGAATTACTTTTAATTGATAAACAGATTGCAAAAGAAACTAAACTTCTTAACCTCCAAAAGGGAGGCGGAAAACTAGGAGTTGGAGCAGCTCTAGCAAAAGCAGACGCTAAATTTGCTAAAAAAGGTGCTAAAATAACTCAACAATTTACTGGGGGCGAAATCGGACTAGGAGCTGCATTATCTTCCAACTTTAAAAACTGGGATAAAAGCGGCAAGAAAAAAGCGGACGCTCTAAAAAGTAGTGGTATGCTAACAAAAGCAAACGGAAAGTTAGGATCAGCATTTAAACTACTAGGCTCATCTCTTGGGTTACTAGTTGCAGGTTTTGTAAAATTCTTGCCCTTGATTGGGGCTGTAACTGTAGCTATCGGAATAGCTATTCTTGCCTTTAATAAATTTTATAATACAAAAGAAAGAAAAGAATACAATAAGTCAATGAAGAATCTAGAAACTATTTTAGAGTCATTACCTAAAAAAGCAGAAGAATATCATAAAGCTTTAAAAGCGGCCGGACCTGCTTCTTTAGCACAAGTTAAAGAAACAGCAATTCTATCTAATTCAATAAAAGAAATCAATGCTGAGTTAAAAACAGCAATTAGATTAAGAAAAGAACTAAGAAAAGCAGGAAAAGACGACAACTCAATAACAGACCTTTCTAGAAGTGATAAAACCATGTTAGAAGGTAAGACCACTACTAGCACATCCGGAATGTCATATACAACAGCTGCAATGGAACCTATTTCAGCTATAGAAAATATGTTAGCAACAGAGTTACCTATCATAGCTGGCAAGGCAAAAAAGACTTTTGCAAGCCTATTACGTATAGATGACTCTCCAGAATTTGAATCGTTGAAAGGAATTCTTACTTCCGATATTCCTGGGTACGCAGACGCGGCAAGAGCAGCGTTAGGCCCTGCGATGCAAGATTTAGCAGACGGCAAAGTAAAAAGTGCTTTGGGTGAAATAGCAAAAGTTGTAGCAGGCGTAGAGGAAAGATTTGGAAAACTAGCTGGTGCTGTTGCAGGATTTGCTATGAGTTTAAAAGACGCTGAAAAGACAGGGTCAAAGTTTATTCAGAAATTCTTACCTAAAACTCAAGCTTCAGATATATTAGGAGTTTTCTCAGGATTTAGAAAAGAAATTAAGTTACTTAAAGACGAAGCTTCTGTAGCTCAAGGCATTCTAGGACCTGACGGAAAGCTTATCGCGGCAGCAGGAGCAAGTGCAGCACAATTTTCTGGGGCAGGCTCAGCTGTTACTACACTACTCGGTGGAGAATTCGATTCACAAAGAAAATCTTATAACGAAGCAAAGAAAGAATTTGATAGGGTAACAAAAATAGAAGCGGAATCTACAGGATTTAACCCGTGGGAAAACGCTAGAAACAAATTTGATATTGGAGTAGCTCAGAAAAAATTAGACGAAGAAGGTGTAAAACTAGAAGAAGTTGGAACTAAAGCTACAGAAGCTACTTATCAAGTTATATTAAAGACTCAAAGGGCGGAACTAGAAAAAAAGAAAATATTAGAAAGAATAAATGGCTTAAAAAAGATTGAAAAAAGTTTAATGGGAACATCAACAAACGCTTTCATGGTTCAAAATAAATCACTAGACGATACCGTAGCTCTTAGAAAAACAGATTTTAATTTATCAAATCAAATCCTTGGAAATTCACTAAACTTAACAGAAGAAGAAATGAAAAAGGGAAATATAATGGATGCCCTTATTGCTAAAAGCGAAATAACGGGAGATAACGCAATTACTGAGTCAGAACAAGCTTCCATATCTTTAGCACTTCAAGAGGAAAAGAATATTGCATTACAAGAGGAATTAAACATAGGTCAAAAAGCATTTAATCAAGCAAACTCAATATTAGCCGTGGATAAACTAGCTTTAAAACTATTACAAAAGAAAACTCAATTTGACGATAAAGCAAGAAAAATTCAAATAGCAAATACTAGTGCACGATCAGGATCAAAAACAACTGATCCTATAACAGCATTAAGAGAGACAATGAAAATAGAAGAAGGTAAATTTGCTATAGCAAAGGCCAAAGCAAAAATAGAATTAGAATCCGCAAGAATACAACAAGCTTTACTAGTATCTCAACTAACAGCCTTTAAAAAAATGATGGGAGCAGATAATAAAAAAGGAACAGATAGTTTTATTGACTTCGATCAACTAATAGTAGACTCTAATGCAACCTTCTCAGATTTAAGTACACAACTAACATTAGAAGTAAATAAAGGAGCAGAGGACGGAATAGATTTGTTGGCTAAACATTTTCAAGATGTATTCGGATCAGATTTGATAGATACAAGTCTAAGTAACGCTATCTCTGCGGCATTTTTAACTAGTACTGGTACAATAGACACATTAAATGAACAACTACTCGTCGGCGCATCAGGAATGAGAGATTTTGGAGATTCTATGGTTGAAATCTTTGGAGAAGAAGGTGCAGTAATTGGAGCTCTATCTAATTTTATTGCTACTATAGCAGAAGTAGGACCAAAGCTGAAACAAAGTTTTGATGCAATCGCTACGGCTGAAGCAGGTACATTTGACAAAGACGGAAACAGTAACGATGACGGGATCAGTAAAAAAACAGCAGGTTTATTAAAATTTGCCGCGGCAGCTCAAGCAGTCGGAGGAGTTATAGCAGGCTTTGCGCAAGTCCTAGCGGCAGACTCAAAACAAAAAATTGGTGAAGTAGATAAACAGATTGAAGCCGAGAAAAGATTAGACGGTAAATCTAAAGAATCTCTACAAAAAATTGCTACAATGGAAGCAAAGAAAGAGGGAATTGCAAGGAAAGCTTTTGAAACCAACAAAAAATTACAAATAGCACAAGCAATAATAAGCACAGCTTCAGGAGCTGCAATGGCACTTACTCTAGGTCCGATACTTGGGCCTATATTAGCAGGTATGATCGTAGCTCTAGGAATGGCGCAGATCAATATGATTAAAAAAACCACTTTCCAAGGTGGGGGTGCTGGAGCAGAAAAACCTGCCTCTGCAATTAATATTGGGGGAGCAAGAAGTAATAAAGTAGACGTATCCCAGGGAGCTTCTAGTGGAGAAACCGCGTACTTAAGAGGCGGCTCAGGAGTTGGGTCAAACGCAAACAACTTTACACCTGGTGGAGCAATGGGACGAAAAGGATATGCAGCTGGCGGAATGTTAGTTGGAGAAAGAGGACCAGAAGTTGTAACAAAAGAAGAAATCATACCTAACTACGCTTTAAGTACTGGGAATAATATGAACTTAACTTTCAATGTAAGTGCACTCGACGGAGCAAGTGTACAAGAAGTATTAACAAACAATCAAGGAGCAGTAGTCGGAGCAATAAGAGATGCCGCTAACTCCTATGGACAAGATTTTTTACCTGACGTAAATGTTGGGTATGGAGGAGACGGATAATGGGAGCTTTCAGTGCTTTTGCAAATAGATTACCAGATCCTGCTTTTGGAGTAGATGAAGCAGGACAAAATACAAACTCATCAGCCAACTTTGGACCAGGCTTTGCCTCTGTGAGCTTTACAAAAGAGCAACCTACTATGATGTCTCGTACTAATAGTGGCAGAGTTGTTACTAGATCTTTAGTAGGTGAAACGTTAAAGATAGCTATAACATATAATCCTTTAACAAGGGCAGAGTTTGAACCTGTATATTCTTTTTTAACAGAGAAAAAAGGCAGATTAAAACCTTTCTTTGTATCTTTACCACAATATGCAGATGCACAAGATACAAACTATTCTGGCACTTTTACCGTTGATGGAGCCTATGCAGCTGGAAAAGATAACTTTCTAGCAGATCATTCTTCTCTAACAGGTACTCCGAAACGAGGAGACACTTTTACAATTACTGATGGTGCAAATAGTAACCATACAAAACTTTATACAGTTACAAGAGTACAAACAAACTCAGACTATTATTCAGGAGAAGCACAACCTTCTGCTAATCAATATAGAGTATACTGCCAACCAAATTTAGTATACAATGTCGCAGATAATAGTACACTAAACTTTGTTTCTCCACTTGTAAGAGTTATTCAATCCTCTGACGTTAGGGAGTACTCTTTAGGAACAAATAACCTATATACTTTTTCACTTAGCTTAGAGGAGGCTCAACCCTAATGGCAACTGAACGTTCCGTAAATTCTACAATTCGTACAACACTTATTAATAATGAAGCGTTTGAATACGCACATCTAGTAAAATTCGAAAGACCACAACTACCCAACGCAAATAATACTTTTTCTACAAATGCAAGTAAGTTTGCGTACCTTACAGATGGATCAAGAGATATAAGTTTTAATGATGGGTCAACAAATGATTCTGGAAGTGCAAACGGTTCTCAGATATACCGAGCAAACAAACTATTAAGAGTAACAGGGTATAAAGAGAGTATGCAGGCAAAAGCCACAAGCATGACTCTAACTGTCGCAGCCGAAGTATTAGGAACATCTGTAGTAGGAAATCTAACTTTCTCTAGTAGTACTATTACTTGTTCTACACTTATAGATTTTGTAGAAGAAGGCTTTAAAGAAGGTGATAAAATTAAACTTGAGGCTAACGATGGCTCAGGATCGAATCACAATAAAACATTTTTAATTACAGGGTTTACAAATTCAAACAAAAATATAACAATAGAAACCTTAGACGATGCTTTTAGTTCAAATAGTACAGGAGAGCTTTACACGGTATCTTTAGAATCAGAAGAAATAAAAGGGCCTCTTATTGCACGAGGCACTGATTTAGCAAACCCCAGTTTTCTTAACAAAACTGTAGAAGTACATAAAGTATTCCTTGACCCAGAAACTGGTGAAATAAAAGGAAACTCTAGTATTCTACTATTTAAAGGACTAATTACAAAAACAAGTATAAACGAAGACCCTACAAAATCTAGTGTAGTAAGCTGGACACTAAATAGTCATTGGGCAGATTTCACTAGAGTACAAGGAAGAATGACATCTGATGAATCACATAGAGCACTAACTACAGAAGGTGTACCACAAAGAGACGCAACACTTAAACCAGATTATGCAGATGATATGGGCTTTATGCATGGAGACACTAGTGTAAATGTACTAGCAACTTATCAAGAAAAGTATTATGAACCAAAAGTAACTACATCTAGTCATGGACTTTTTGGGTTTAAAACTAAAGTTCAGATGTCAATGGAAGAGAAATCTCGAGATAGAGATGTAAAGCTTGCCGTTGAAATGTCAGCAAAATTTTTACCTGTTGTCTATGGAGTTCGTAAAGTTCCAGGTATACCAGTATTTGCAGATACCCCTGATAATGACCCCGATACTATTTATGTGGTTTATGCAATTTGTGAAGGAGAAATAGAAGCTCTTTATGATATTTATGTAGATGGTCAGCCTTTAATTTGTTTAAACGAATCAGACTTTAATGATAGGAACACAACAGTTAGTGAGCCAAGCAGCGCTGTTGTATGTGCTGGTCGAGCAGATAAAGGAGAAACTTTATCTGGAGCAGCTTCTGTAACCTCTAGTATAAATTCATACCCACCAGGAAAACAATCAAAATTTTATGACGAACCTCGTCATGTACAAGATGGAATGGTTTTTGACGAGTACGATCATGCTATGGGCGAATGGGCTTCTGTAATAACAAATTACCAGTCCCTCACAAATAAAACCTCTATTAGCGGAGGAAACGTTAGTGATGTTGGTATTCGTAACGGTCAACAATTTAAGATTGAAGCTCCTCAGGACATAAAACTATGGTTTCACTCCGGTAGATTTGATCAAGAAGCAAACTCCCAACTTATAAATATTGCTACAAGTACTAAGTTTAAAAGACAGGCAGACTATTTTACAAGCGGAGAAGAGTACTGGTCACCAAATCATAGACTATTAGATACTACTTATGTGGTAGCAGAAATAAAAGTTACAGAAGCAGCAGCAGATATACCAGAATTAGAGTTTGTAGTAAAAGGCAAAATACATGAAAATTACAACTACGATTTCAAATATAGACACGATGACCTATCTCACTCAAGTGAAAATGCCACAGACTTTATAGTTGGTGAATCAGTAACTTTCCACAGAACAAGTGATAATGCAACATTAAACACAACAACAGTAAAAGACGTATATAAAATAGCAAACCCAGAAACAGGGGATATGATGAATGCAATACGTTTTGGTGCTAAGCCGTTTCATACTACGAATTTTGCCTATGTAGATGATGTACCAGATCATACACAATTTTATGCGAAAGATGCGAGTAATAATACTTGGCATATGCTTACTTTTAATCATACAGACCTAACTGCTGCATTACCAAACCAAGGCTCAACCATTAGTTCTATTGCTAGAAATAGTAGTACAGGAAAAGTAGAACTATCAATGGCGGACACAGCTCTTAGCGGAAAGACCCAATTTAAAATAGTTGGAACAGGAAATGGACAATTTTCAAATCTTGAAAACAACACAATAAAAGGAACGTACTCCAATCAAGTCATCACACTAGATGTTTATATTAATACTCTCTCTGGTAGCGATACAATTTCATCTGGAAGAGTGATTGAAAGTCGTACTATACAGCTTCCGAGCTCCGCCTCAAGTGCTAATGATTTTTATAATAACCAAATTATAGAAGTAACTTCAGGTACAGGTGTGGGTCAAAAAAGAACAATTACTGATTATAACGGCTCAACAAAAGTAGCAACATTGCGTTCTAACTTTGTAGACCATCCGAATTCATCAAGTGTATATAACATCTCAGGAAGAGCTAAAGATTTACGTTCAGGCAATAACCCAGCAATGCATACTTTAGACTATCTTACTGCAAAAACTTATGGCAAAGGACTATCCCTTACTGACTTATCTTTAGAAACATTTAATAATGCAGCAAGAACTTGTGATTCACAATCAAATATAACACTATCTACAACTTCAAGTCCTACAGTTGGAGATGAATACTTTCATACACACAATGCACAAGCGAGTGGCAATATAATAGCAAGAGGAAAAGTAAAATCAGTAACAGCTACAACTACCGACTACCGAGTAGTATTAGAGGATGTGCATGGACAATTTCAACGATTATGGAATAATTGGTCTTATTATGAAGTAGGAGATATAGTATTCACGGAAGCAGACGGAAATATTTTTAGAGTCACTTCTGCAGGCTATATCGGAACAAAACCTACGAATGCTTCGCCACAAGGTACTACTTATATTAATAATGTAAGTTTCTTTAAAACAGGAGCTACTGGAACAACTTTAACAAGTTTTTTTAAAAAATATGTTACAAAACACTCTTTATATAGTGCTGATTTTGTAAAGTATTGGAGATGGCTTGGATGGGCGCATGATAACCAAAGATGGGTAACGCGTCATCAACTGAATACTATTATTGAGACTACAAATTCTTTATTTCAAAATACACTTAGTATGTTAGAACACTACAATGGTATGCTTTCATACTCAAATGGAAAGTATGAACTTGAAGTAGAAGCTCAAGAAAACGCACCTTTAGATAATGGGTCTTACCATATAACACAGTCCGATATTATTGGACCTTTAAAAGTAACAGATGATCCCTCAAGAAAAAGTTTTAATACAATCAATGCAACTGTAAGTGACCCTGGAAATAAGTGGTCTAATACTTCTGTATCTTTTTATAATTCAACTTTTGTAAAAGCAGATAGAAATGTTGTAAAGACAGGTAATATTAAATTTAGCGGTATAACAAATTATTGGAATGGTAGAATAAATGCAGAAAAATTCTTAAGAGAATCAAGATTTCCACTACAAATAAGCTTTACAACTATGCCAAAAGGTATATTAATGAAGGCAGGACAAGTTTTAAAAATAGACTATGATAGATTCGGATGGAACAATAGATTATTCCGAATTGTAGACTTAGATATACAGCCAAATTGTTTAGTGGGAATATCAGCAGTAGAATATAATGATGATATGTATGTTATTTCTAATGCAAGACAAACAGGTGTTACAAATACAGAACTACCTGGCACAGCACAAACTGGAGCACCAGGAGCTCCTACAGCCCTTACAGCAAGTACAGATAAATTTGGAACAACAATATTAAATTGGACAAGATCAAGTTCGTTTGTAGAACCCACCGACTGCACAGAAATATGGGCGGCAGATGTTAATGATCGAAATCATTCTAGTGCCGTAAAAGTAGGAGAAGCAGACGACGAAACAACTTTCTCCCATTCAATTGGAGCAGAAGCAGCTAAATACTATTGGATAAGACATAAAAGAAATATAAGAAAAAGAAAGTCAAAGTCAAAAGGAACAAAATTTTCATCTTATTTCCCAGCAAGCGCTACAGGTGGAATAGCAGGTGTAGCTTTACAAGCCGCAGCTATAACTGTAACAGTAACAAACCCTGGTATGACTCTACAGCAGACTGCTGCAGGCTCAATAAATATGACAGGTTCAGGAACAGATATTCAAGTTTTACTTGGGGAAAGCATATTAATTGCAGACCAAGCAGGGGGACAAGCAAACAATACTTTTAGAGTAACAGCAGTAGCATCAGATTTCGATTCAAATTCTACAGCAGACATAACAATAGGAAGTTCCAGTATAGTAAATGATGGAAGTGGAAATGGTACGATCGTTCGTTTTGCAACACACAGCAATACAACAATGGACACCCCAGTCATAACTTATACAATCACTGTTAAAAACGGAGTAGGCTCTAGCATAGTAACAAAAAGATTCCAACATTTCTCTGTAGTACAAGACGGAGTAGTTGGAGCAAATGGACTATCAGTTATACCAACTAACGGAGCACATAACTTTGTAGGGGATGCATCAGGTTCAGCAAGTGGAACAAGTTTTTCTTGTTCATTTAATGTAAGAGAAGGAACAACAGCATTTGCTTACGACGGTTCTTCTCCTTATGCAAACAATACTTTTAGATACGGAACACTAGTAAACAGTAATGTAGTAAATGCTGTTTCAAGTAGTGGTGTAATTACAATTACAAATAGTTCAAATATACTATCAGGAACAGGAACAAGTAATCAAGAAGGAAGCATAACAGTACCAATCTTAGATAATTCAGATGGTTCACTACTCTCTACACAAATAATATCATTAACTAAAACAGTTGGTGGGGGACAAAGAGGGGGCAGCATATTTACTTTTGAAGAAGCGACTACTTCAGCAATTAGTGCAGGAAATGCGGCTAACTTTGCAGATAGTAATTTCTCAAATGCCGATGCAGTCGCAGTAGGTACAGCAGTTATTGCAGCTTCCGAAGACGATGACTTAGTATCAAATGATAGAATTACTGTTACAGACAATTCATTAGGAAAAGCAGGAACAAGAGTATATACTGGAGATAGAGTAGAAGCTGCGTCCTCTTTACAGGCTTCAGACTTTAGCGCATTAGTTGTAGAAACTTTTAATGGCTCAGTGATTGTAGACGGTACTCTATCAGCAAATAAACTAACAGCAAATACAACACTAACAAATAATCTAAATGTTGGTAGTAATATGATTCTTGGAAATAGTGGTAAATTCTATTCAACAAATAAATCATCTTTTGCAGATGCTGATGCTGGTCTATATATGGACGGCACAGGAGATTTTCATGTTGGAGATGTAAATAGCTTTATTAAATTTGATGCCTCTGCAGAAACACTCGCAATTAAAGCAAACACAATTCAATTTACTAGTGGATCTGGTATAAGTGATTTTGATGGTGCGTATTCCACTCTAACAGGAAAACCAACATTATTTAGTGGAGCTTATGCTGATTTAACAAGCAAACCTACTTTTGTAAACTTCACTATAAATGGGAACACTTTCTCTCCTACAGGTACTGCTGTTACTCTAAATACATTAGGTTTAGGGGTAACAAGTGCTTATATGGCAGGTCAAAATGCTATGGTATTTGGAAATACAAATATACAAGGCGGACGAATACTATTAACCTCAAGTGGAACACTAACAGCAACTACGAATACAACTACATCAGATGCGGGGCCTGACAGTTCTATTGATATAAACGCGCATACTCAACAAATTATTATTTCGGACGGTTCATAATGGCTAAGCGCGTATTATTAGGAAAAGAAGGTAGCAACTACGTTCTTAAAGTTTCCAAACCAGGTGTCGATGTAATTGATGATACAATCAATTCCCGAGATTATTTATTTAACTCTGAAGTTTATCGTGCAGGAGTAATTCGCTCAAGTGTAGAGCATTCAGCTATTACAACTTCAGGCGTAGATTTACCTACTACTTCAGATGCTAACAATACTCCATATATTCCAGCCTACATTGTTTCAGAAAAGGGAGCACTTTATCCACAAGGAAAGTTTTTTGAGCAATATGGTTCAGGGGGTACTAGTGGAGGCACTAGGAAAGCAACTCTTGTTAATTGTTTAAATACTGCTGCAGGAGGTGGAATGTTTCAATTCTCTCTTAATTCTAGTGGGACTGCAAGAAATAAACTCATACCTTTTTTTGTAGATGTTGATGGCATGACTGACCCTCGTCCTGGGCAAGGCGATGGCACTTATCCTTTCTTTGCGGCACGATCTCGTGCATCAAGTGACGGACCTGTAAAAATACAAATACTTGGAATTCCCTGTCAATTTGGAAAAATGATAAATGATGCAACTCTTTTTGGTACTTCTCTTCTATCGGGCCAGGACTCAGGAGGATCGGGTGGAGGTGGTGGTGGAGGAACAGTTTCTGCTCCCACAATTTCTGGAACATCACGAACTGCAAGAAATAACACAAATGATACTGTTGCTGTAAGTGCAGCAAACGGCACAAACAATTCAGGAACAATTACATTTGCGCAAGGAAGTTCAAATTCAGCTTCAGGATTAAGTTTTCAAAGCTCAAATAGTTTCAATCATCCTCGAGGTACAACACGACATTATTTCGCAAAACAAAGCAATCTAGTTTCCGATACTGCAGGATCAAATCATATACATTCATCAGCAGCTGTTGATATTACTCCGTCAGGATTTGGTAACTTAACAGCAAGTGCAGCAAGTGGATCAGCAGGCTCAGCAACTTATCAAATTGCAGGATTAGGAACAGGCGATACAGCTTCTGCTTCTGCCTCAGGGAACGGCAGTGCAAATCCAAGTAGTGGACAA